GGACAGTCCTTCATGGATCTATTTTCGACCTGATCCCCGTGCCCACCGGATGGCGGTTGGCCATTCTTCCCTATCGAGGCAGCAAAACCTCGAAGGGAGGCATCCTGTTCTCCGATGATACCCAAAAGCGCACCCAGCTTGCGACCAACGTCGGCTATGTATTGCGGATGGGCGATTTGGCCTATGCCGACCCAACCAAGTATCCCAACGGCCCATGGTGCAAGCAGGGGGACTGGGTGGTCTTTGGCCGGTATGCGGGGTCCCGTATTCAAATTGATGGCGGTGAGATACGCCTTCTTAACGACGACGAAATTCTTGGGGTTGTGAACGATCCTGAAGATATTTTGCACATGTGAGGGAACAGGCAATGGGTATCGATCAAGAAGAGTTGCAGTTTAATGTTGGGGAAGGCGAAGAAGAAACCACCGTCACGATGAATCAGGATGGTGGGGATGCTTCTGTTGTCAAACAAGAACAGCTTGTTGTCCAACAGGAGGGGCCAGATTCAGAGGATTTGGACAACTACTCCGAGAAGGTCAAGAAGCGTATCGACAAGCTAACGGCGCGCTTGCGGGAGCACCAGCGCCGCGAAGAAGCGGCCATTGAATATGCGCGGAGCGTCCAGAAAAGCAACGAGGAGCTGCAGCATCAGTACAATCGGTCCAATGTTGCTCGAATGGGTGAGGCCAGAGGCCGGCTGGATACCCAGATCATGGCGCTCAAGAACGTCATCAAGCGGGCCCGCGAAGAGAACGATATTGACACAGAGACCGAAGCGCAGCAGCGGCTCACTACTGCCGTGTGGGAACAGCAGCGGGTGCTTGAGCACGAGAAACAGGCTAAAGAGCAGCCTGTGGCCCAGCCGCAGGTAGCTGCCCCGCAGCCGGCTGCGCGCCAGCCTGTGCGGGTAGACGTGAAAGCGGAGGAATGGGCCGACGAGAACCCGTGGTTTGGGACAGACATTGTCATGACCAACACCGTCAGGGGCATTCACGTTGAACTTGTTAAAAATGAAGGATTTGACCCGGCTTCAGATGAGTACTATGATGAGATCAATCGTAGGATACGTAATTTATTTCCGCAGCGGTTTCAAGGGGCACAAAACTCCCGAGAAGAAGCTGCGCCACAAACCAACAGAAGCACCCGAACCGCGTCAACGGTTGCTCCTGCTACCCGCTCTTCTGGGCTTAACTCTACCGCGCGCCGCATGATCAAGTTGAAACCTAGTGAGGTTGCAATTGCGAAAAAACTAGGGGTCCCGCTTGAAGAATATGCTAAATACGTAAAAAGGTGATTACATGAGCGAACAAGACAATATAGTACCGAAACTTTCTCGTACTCCTCGCAGTAACGCTACTCGCGAAAAAACTGCGCGTCGTAAGCCATGGGCCCCACCTTCCCGTTTGGACGCACCTGCTCCCCCAGATGGGTACAAGCATCGCTGGCTTCGACGAGAAGTCGCAGGGCATGATGACAGAATGAATGTTTCCGGAAAATTGCGTGAAGGCTACGAGCTCGTCAGAGCAGATGAGTACCCTGAGTTTCAGGGTGGATCTGTCGAAGACGGCAAGCATGCTGGCGTGATTGGCGTAGGAGACATGGTTCTGGCCAGAATCCCCGAAGAAACAGCGAACGAACGTAAAGCGTATTATCACAAGCGTACCCATGATCAGATACGAGCTGCGGACAGCGATCTATTGAAGAACAATGTGCATTCTTCTATGCGGATCGTTAATCCGGAAAGGCAATCAAAAACTACTATCGGCGGCCCCCGAGACGGGACCAACGATTAACTTTCTATAGGAAACGACAATGGCAAACGTAGACAAAGCATTTGGCTTGCGTCCGCTTGGTAACCTGTCGGCCACTGGTGCTCAGAAGCAATACGGCTATGAGATCAACGACAACCAGTCTGGCGCGATTTACCAAGGTGACCTAGTCACTCTCTCTGGCGGCTACATCGTGAAATACGACTCTACCCTGCACACTGCAGCTGTGGGCGTATTGAACGGCTGTAACTATATCGATCCCACTACCGGAAAGCCTACTTTTAAGAACTTCTATCCGGGTTCCGTCAACATTACAGCGGGCGTTATTACTGCTGAAGTGCTGGATGACCCGAATCAGTTGTACTTGATTCAGGCGGATGAAGACGTTGTGCAGGCAGATATTGGCTTAAACGCCAACATCGCCTACACCGCTGGCAGCAACACTACAGGCGTGTCTGCGACCGAGCTGGACTCTTCCACTATCGCTAACACGGCAACTCTGGCACTGAAGGTTGTGGGTTTTTACAACACCCCCGCCAACATTCGTGCCACTAACCATGTTGACGTTGTGGTTAAAATCAACACTCACCTGTATGGCAGCACTGGTGTTGCCAATACAGCGCCGTAATAGGAGCTAACCATGGCTATTTCACGCGCTCAACTTGTTAAAGAGCTGGAGCCCGGCCTGAACGCACTGTTCGGCATGGAGTACACCAGCTACGAAAAAGAGCACACCGAAATCTACGACATCGAATCCTCGGACCGCGCGTTCGAAGAAGAAGTGATGTTGTCGGGCTTTGGTGAGGCTCCGGTGAAGACTGAGGGCGCAGGCGTCGATTACGACTCCGCGCAGGAAGTCTACACTGCCCGCTACACGCACGAGACCATTGCACTGGCGTTCTCGCTGACCGAAGAAGCCGTAGAGGACAACCTCTATGACCGTCTGTCGGCCCGCTATACCAAGGCACTGGCCCGTAGTATGGCGCAGACCAGAGAGATCAAGGCAGCGGGCGTTCTCAACGGCGCTTTCACCACCTCCGTAGGTGGCGATGGCAGGCCGTTGTGCGCAGATGACCACCCGACGCTGGGTGGCCCTAACCTGCGTAACGAACTGGCTGTTCCGGCTGACCTGTCCGAAACCGCTCTTGAGCAGATGCTGATTGACATCGCTGCGTTCACTGATGAACGTGGCCTGAAGATCGCTGTTCAAGGCCTGAAGCTGATCCTCCCGAAAGAACTGATGTTCACTGCAGATCGCATCATGAAGTCTACTCTGCGCGTTGGTACGGCAGACAACGACATCAACGCCATCCGCAACATGGGCATGGTTCCTCAGGGCTATACCGTGAACCACTTCCTCACCGACCCGGACGCGTACTTCATCAAGACGAACGCCCCCAACGGCATGAAGATGTTCAACCGTGTGAGCATGAAGACTGGTTTTGAAGGCGACTTCGATACCGGCAACGTGCGCTACAAGGCAAGGGAGAGATATTCGTTCGGGTTCAGCGATCCGCGCGGCATTTTTGGATCGCCCGGCGCCGCCTAATAAAAGCAATCACTTACGTGATGCTTAGGGCCCTTCGGGGCCCTTTTTTATGGGCTGGACACGCTGGTGGAACCTTGATATAAAGACGCAATCCCGGAACAATTTATGCGCTGCAGACCGACCGGGCGGACGACATGCAGACTGAAGCGCAACACTTGCATGTGAGGAATCTAAAATGGCTCGTACTACGTTCTCTGGACCCGTTGCGTCCGAAAATGGTTTTGTTCTCGGCACTTCCAATGAACCCTATTTGACCTCAAATTCTTCAACTGAAGGGGAAGCTACTCGGGGAGCCACTTTTACCGTTAACCCAGTGGGAGCTTTCGGCAGTAGCACAGCAGCTGCTCCCTCCAGTGCTCAGGGGTCTTCTGGTCAAGTTTTTGGCACTAACCTCAGCACAACTGCAACGTATTACATTGGGGCAACGGGTCGTTATTTGATTACCGGCACCAACGCTTCTACCTTTGCAAAAACCGGGGTCATGGGAGTTGTAGGTAATACAACAACCACGGCTGATGCGGCAGTAATGGCGTGGATGGACGGGGACGGTGGAGTAACCACTGCCCGCGCTGGTTTTGGTATTGGCATGACTCAATCAACGGGCGCTTCTGGCTTTGAGTATGGCATGGACCTTAGTCTGCAAGATGCTGTTGGCGGCGGCGGTTCCGTTCAGCCCTACAAAAAAGCAGAAATCCGCGTGTCTAACAATGTTGTTGTTATAACGGCAGCTGGTGTTCCTGTTGATGGCACAACCGGCGACAACTACGCGGGTGTTGGTTCTCTGTATGTCGATGTAACTGCGGGCAAGCTGTACATCAATACGGGCGCCATTAGTAACCCGACGTGGGTAGTGGTTGGAACGCAGACTTCTTAATTTGAAGCAAAAGGAGACGCGCAATGAGCTTCAGCAATATTCAATCGGTCACCAAGACTGCAGATGCCTCTGCAGTCGTTGGGCGATGCAGGTTGGTGGGGGTTTACTTCACTAATTCTGCTGTAGCAGCTTCCTTTGCGCTTAAAGACGGCACGTCTTCCGGCGACACAGCAAAGCTCACGATCTTCACGCCGGCAGCGGCGGGCGGTCAAGATTTGATCATTCCGGACACGGGTATCCTGTTTGAAACAGGCATATTCATTGACGTTGCAAGCGCAGAAGTGTTGAGTGTAACGCTGTTATTTGAAGGCGGCGCAGCAGCGTAATGGCTACCAAAAAGGACATGGGGATTAAAACCTCCGTGAAATCCGGCAACTTCCGTCCCACTAAAAAAGGGGCGGGAATGACGGAGAAGGGCGTTGCGGCGTATCGCAAGGCCAATCCGGGTAGCAAGCTCAAGACAGCGGTAACGGAAGACAAGCCCACCGGTAAGCGCGCAGAAAGGCGAAAGTCTTATTGTGCAAGGTCTGCTGGTCAGATGCGTGACTTCCCAGAGGCCGCAAAAGATCCGAACAGTCGGCTGAGACAGGCCAGAAAACGGTGGAAGTGCTGATGAAAAAGGCAAAGTCCAAGGTCAACGAGGCAGGCAACTACACCAAACCAACGCTGAGAAAGCGCCTGTTTGAAGAGATTAAGGCCAGCGGAAAAGGCGGCAGCCCGGGGCAGTGGTCCGCGCGCAAGGCACAAATGTTGGCGCTGAAGTACAAGGCTGCGGGTGGGAGTTATAAAGACTGATGGCACTTAAGAAACCCCAAAAATCCTTAAAGGCGTGGGGCGATCAGAAGTGGCGCACCAAGTCTGGCAAGCCCTCGACGCAAGGTCCCAAGGCAACGGGTGAGCGTTACTTGCCGGAGAAGGCGATTGGCGCCTTGAGCAGTGCCGAGTACGCAGCAACGTCAAGAAAAAAACGTGCAGATACAGCAAAGGGTGCGCAGTTTAGCAAGCAACCCAAGAAGGTAGCTGCAAAAGTAAAATCGTATCGAAATCGAGGTAAGTAACATGGCTGGACGTGGAATGGGTGCTGCTACAAAAGGCGGCGGAGCAGTGGAAAGTGGTCCAAAAAACAAAATGATCTCTGCGACCAGCAAGAAAACGGGCCCGGTCATGATGGCAAAAGGTGGTCTGGCTGACAAAAAAGGCCGTGCCATGAAGAAAAAAGGCAAAGACGCTATGGGCCGCGCGATGAAAATGCGCAAAGGCGGGATGGCGTGTGACTAATGGCTACCTCCGGGACAACAGACTTTAATCTGAGTATCGATGATCTGATTGAAGAGGCGTTCGAGCGTTGCGGCATGCGGATGACCTCGGGTTATCAGCTGTCCTCTGCGCGCCGTTCGCTGAACCTGTTGTTCTTGGACTGGGCTAACCGTGGCCTGAACCTGTGGACGATTGAAGAGTCTACAACTC